GTTCCAAAATAGTTATCTTATTAGAGATAATAAATTGTGGGGAAGTTGGTTTAGGAGTATTTTGTGATTCTAGTAATGTATAGAATGCAGCATGAACTTTATAGTGAGGTAATTTATGGTTAAAAAATTCATTAATATTATAATGATTTTTCAATTCACTAATTAAGTTGTATTTTTGTTTTTTAATCGCTCTACGATTGAGAGTTTTAGAAGACTCAAGTAGGGTAGTGATAATAATATCAGCTTTAGTTTCAGTTAAACTAGTTCGGTTTAAAAGAGTTTCATATAACTTGTATTCTTTCCCTAATTCGGTTTTGACAAAATACTTTTGAAGTAATTCATTAACTGGAGATTCTTTGCCCTCGAGTGTATCTGAAGTTATTTGTCTAACAAGGAGTTCAAAGAGAATCCCAGTATTTTTATACTTCGAATGTTTAATTTTCATTCTATTGAAATTATTTATTTATAAATATATAAAGATATTAATCTCTTAACTGGTTTTCATCTAACATTGAACCTTCTTCATTCTTTTTTTCAAATACTAACTTTTTCCCCATAGGTACTTGCTTAAGCATTTCTTTTTCTTGTAATGAAAGTGGTGAACCTCCTTTGTATTGTGGTTTAACAGATTTAGAAGCATCGTTATCTTTTTTCATACCTAAACTTCCTATTCTATCTTTACCAAAGGCACTATCTTGTGAATTTCTGTTAGTTACTTTTTCTTTAGGGCGACCTAAATCTTTTTTCTCTTCAGTATCATAACCAGATGGGACTTTAGATGGATCAGCATTCATTCTATCTTTGCCATATAGTGAAGCTAAATCATGTGGTGTACCATATGACTCCCCAGTCTCGTAAGGATCATTACCCTCATTTTCAATCTGTGAGATACGGAATTTACGTTTAGCATCTTCTCTAATCAAGTCTCTATATTCATCATATTGATCTTCACTCAAGTGGAAGATATTATCATATATCCAATCTGTTGGGAATACTTTTTCATTAATCATTGATGCAGCTAAATCCATTTTTTCTTTCATCAATGCTATTCTTTCTTGGTCATAAATGATAGATGGAGTTGTTAAACCTAATGTGAAATTAGATAAGTTTTCATCTCTGTATCCTTGACTATATAGGTGTACTAAAGCGATTTTATTCAATTCTGAAATGAATATTCTTTGAATACGTTCTATAGTACGAGCAAATCTAATATCTTCAGCTGCTAGTGTAGCTTTACCAGTTAAATCTTTTTCATATCCTAAGAATGCTTTTGGAATCTTAAGAGCAGCAAATAATTTATCTCTCAAATACTCAACATCAGTAATACCATCATATTGTAGTCCACCTAATGTATCAATTTGAGTTGCTTGATCATTACCTCTTACTGGGATGTAGAAATCCTCAAGTAAGTTCTGCATGTTGTATTTTAAGTTGTAATCTCCAGTTTCTTGATCAATAAATGGAGTACGTTTCATTTTTGATATTGTCTTTTGCATGAAGTTTTCTACTTCAGCAGGTGCAATATTACCAACGTTGATTTTGTAAACTCTCTTCTCAGGTGCTCTAACAATTCTGTGGATCAACATTGCATCCTCCATTAGAGTATATTGTTTAAATAATTTACGTGCTGGTTCAATGTAACTTCTACCATAAGGAAGGAAGTTAGTATCAGTTAGCAATCTAAAGTGAGCCATTTCGTAGTTGTCAAACAATATTGAGTTACCATTTGCACCTGCACCTGGAACACTATATTGACCATAGCTAGTAGAAGCAACACCTTCTGGATCAAATTTGAATCTTACTGAAGTTGGATTTTCAGGGTCAAATCCTTCTTGTCTTTCAATTTGAAATGCAGTGTAAGGAATAACATTATATACTCCGAATTTTTCAGCAATCTCTAATTTAAGGAAGAAATCTCCGTATTTACATAGGTTACGAACCCAAGGCCAAATATTAAACTCTATATTCAATACATCATAGAACAAGTTATGAAGTATTTTTTGAATATCTTCATCTGTTGATCTAATAGACAATACCTCACCCATATCATTTTTAAGAGTAGATTCATCAGCTAGAATATCTAGTGAAGATGCAATAATAGCATCCGTATCCATAGCATCATATTCTGAATAAAGTTGAGGTCTTAGAGTTTGGTAGTTAAATGTATTTTGGATTCCATACATTGAAGTACCAGAGTTGGTATATAGTCTGTTGTATCTATCAATTAGGGAATTTGTTTGAAATTCACCTGATTGTTGGATGGTATTTACATCTAATACTTTTAGTTGATCACCCCCCACATTTCTGATGATAACATCAGTTGAAAATAATCGTTGTAATCTTGAAAATAAGCCTTTATCTGCCATTTTTATTTAAATTATATAATTATAAATATTAAAGTAACCATCTAATATCCTCTTCTCCGTTAGAATATGGATTATCCATTTTCCATTGGTCTTTTTGTGACGTTCCTGAATAGCCTCCATGGTAAGGTGTATTATGTGTGTTTGTAGCATTTAACATGCTTTTATACATATCCTCTCCATATTTACTAAATTGTAGAGCTGTTGATCTAACATATTGACCAGTTGCAAATGACATTACTAAATCATCATTAAATCCTGATTGTGCTTCTGCTCTACCATTTTTCCACACAAATGTTTTCATTTCAGACAATAACCTTTTTGATTGGATTATTGTGCCTTTATCAGCGATAGCTTCTTGAAATTTATTTATACAAATTGGTCTAGTTCTTGAGTTCATAGTAAATCCAGGTACCATTTTTGAGGTATCTGAATATTCATTAAAATATGAATCAGCTTTGATCTCTCCACTTTTTGGTGAATGGTAGAAGTTTTGATAACCTCTTTCAATCACTGTTTGAATTGTTGACCAACCTATATTTGCGTTTTCTACCACTAATAATGCGTTATTATATTCTGTTGCGACTCCTACTAATAGGTGCCCATATTCTTTAGTTCCAATTTGGCCTTTATATTCACCAACTTGGGTATTTGTTTCAATATCCATAATATGGAATGCAGAATAATCTTTACTATCACCTCTAGCTACATCGGCTATTATCATATAGTTACGAGAATAGTCTGCCGGTTCCCATATCCATAAGTTACGATCAGCTCCCCGCTTCTCCAAGGGGTCTTTAACATATGTTTCTTTATAGAAATCCATAAACTCACTATAAAAAACAGTATCACCAGAAGTGTTGAAATCACAATCACATTCTTGTGCTGCTAATCTAGGGTCACCTAATAAAATATCTTGTTTATCTCTCCAAGCTTGGTCTCTTTCAGGATGGACTCGCCAGGGTAGTTTAATAGGTAAAAATTCACTATCAATTGAGTTTTCAGCGTCTTCCCACATTTTATGGAACCAGTTACCTGTACCATAAGGAGTAGATAATACAATAGCACCACCACCAGTTGCTAGTGTTTGTTGTGCTGATGCCCATGTCTCAGCAATATTATCAATAAAGGCAGCCTCATCAACTACTAGTAAAGATACTGCTTCTGATCGTGCGGCATCAGGACTGGATGATTTGGCTTGGATTTTAGATCCATTTTTTAATTTAAGTGATAATTTATTATTTTCTTCATGTCCTATCTTCAACCATGAGGGGAGACTTTCATACATGAATTGCACCTTAGAAACTAAGTTACGTGCTGTTGCCTGTGTTGTTGCTAAGGCTAGTACGTTTTTATTTTCAAAAAATATCATTAACCACAAAGAATAACCTGCGGATAGTGTTGATATACCTAACTGTCTTGATTTTAGAATTATTGAATAAGGATTATCTTGAAATAATTTAAGTACTTTTTCTTGGAATGGGAATAGTTGGAATTGGATTCTACCTCTTTGTGGGTGTTGGATGTAACAATACTTCTTCATGAAGTAAATTGGATCTGTAGCACATTTTACATATTCCTCCCTTAATATTTGTTTTATATCCTGACTCATTAACTAATTTAAATTAGAACTATTAGTAGAACTATAGTACCTAATAACCCCCCTCCTAGTATTTTAGTGGTGGTTTTTAGGTTTTTATTTTTACGATTTAAAGTGTTATTTTCACCTCTTAATCTTTTTACTTCTTTAGTGTGGATTTCATCTTGTTCACTTAGATTTTGGATTTGACCCAAAAGATTAGATTCTTTATCATCTTGAGTTGAAATTATACTATCTTGAATCTCAACCTTAGATTTAAATACTTGTATTAGTTTTTGTGTTTCGTGGAGTTCACTTTCAAGTGAATCTTTTTGAATTAACTCAATTGAAATTTTTTGAACTATATTATAGGGGAAACAAATACTACTTGTATCTATCTGTGATAAACTTACGTAACTCAGTAGGAGTAGAATTGCTAATGTTAGATATCTTTTCACCATAATAATTTTGTATTTCTTCTATATTTAAATTTATTGAATCAATTTCATGATTGTAAACAATAAGACTATCTTTATATTTTTGTATATTTAAGTCAAATTTAAGTTGTTCCTCTTGAAGATGGTTTAGTTCTACATCTAAACTATCGATCTGTTTTTGATATAGATCTACAGTGTAAAGGGCATTGCCTCTACTATAGAGAGATAATGTTAAACCTAATATTAATAGTAATATAATCCCTATAAGGATTAATTTAGTTTTATTTAATGTTATAACCTGTTTCATAATAATTTTTAAGATGCTACATCTCTACCAGCTGTTCTTTTCAAATCTTTAATCATACTAGATGGTAGTTTATACTCTTCTTTAGCTTTTTTAAGATAAGCATCAATTTTAGCCTTATCATCTTTATATTTTTTAATGAATTTAAGACCTAAGTTAAACTTTTCTTTTTTCTCTTCTGGGGTTGTGAGGATTGCTTTAACAGTTGCATCAGATTTACCAGCTTTAACTGCTGCTTTATCTTCATCATCCATTTTTGATTTTTTTACTTTTTTAGTAACTTTTACTTTCTCAACTTTTTTATCACTTGAACCATCTTTGGATGAAGCTATAAATTTATTAAGTTGAGTATCATATATTTTACCATCACCTAAAGCAGATTTTACATCATCATCTGATTTAATTGCTTTTTTAAGTGCTAATCCTTCTAAGTCTGGGTTTGTTGAGATGACTTTTTCAATTGATGTTTTTAACTCTCCACTAATTTTAGCCATTTCATTAAGACCCATTTCCATAAGGGTATTATGAATTTCTTCTTGGATTATTTCAAGTAAACGTGATTTATTCATTATAAAGGTTTGTTAATAAATATCAGGAAATATAGTAGATATTACCTTTTCCACACGATCCTCAGTACTTCCTTTAAGTTTTACCAAGTTTTTAATAGATCCTTTATTAAATGATAAAATAGATTTAATTTCTGTATTAACTGCTGCTCTATAATCTATATCAGTTTCTCTAACCCCATTGTCTTCCATATCAACACCTTCAGGTGAGATATAAAATATATAATCATAATCTCCAACAAGTTTAGATGCTAAATCATAATATTTATCTGATTCTGAAGATGACATTGATTTAGATAGATTAGTAAATGCCATTACATCAACTACAGTTCTATCAGTTATGATATTTTCTTGAAGTAATTCACTACATCTCTCAGCTAAAAATATAACTTGACCTTTCAATGTCGAATCTGTATTCAATGGGATACCCAAATCTCTTAAATACTTAGATCTTTCAGTTGTAAATGTATAATCTTTAAATTCTGCTCTATCTTTCAAAGCATTAACAAGTGTGGTTTTACCCACACTCATAGTTCCTGTAAATCCTATCTTCATGATTGTATTTGTTTAGCATAGTTATCAGATTCTAACTGTTCAGTAAGAATACCTTCTATTGTATAAATTCCTTGTGCTCCACTAACTGTAATTCCTCTAGCACTTAATGCATCACCTACAAAATGTACGTTAGGATAATCAATTAGACTAAGATCTTTATAATTAACTAATGGCTCAGGACTTAAATACTTAACCTCAGGCATGTAAATACCCCAATCGTTATTCAATGTTGGGAATACTTTTTTCATATCCTCAATGAAATTTTCAATGTACAGAGCATAATCACCAATTGCATCATATAAAGGATCAATACTATTTACAATATGAGACTTAACATAGTCACCCTCTGATGTAAGTGATGGAGTTCTTTGATTATTAGGTGAGTAATAAGTACCAACACCATCTTTTTGTAATTTTTGAACTGCTTCACGTGACCAATCAAATGGTTTATCAATACCTTTAATCTCCATTAAGATTCCAAAGTTGGTCATATCATTTCTATATGCTTCATCTTTTTTAGCGTGACCATTGTAACTAATATCACCATAAGTGTGTTCAGCAGCTACATAAGCAGCATTGTTATTAGTACAAAATGAACGTAATGATACACCTTTATCTTCAAATTTACGATACAATTTAAAA